TCAAAGAGGATTAGGTGCATATTATTCTAGCGGTAGCAGACCCAAAGTATCAGCACATCAGTGGGCAGCTGGGCGTGTTCGCTCATTTGCAACAGGCAAGGGTGGCGCACGTAAAGCAGATGCTGATTTAACTAGAGGTGGTAAAAAGAAGAAGGCAAAAAAGAAATGATGACGAAACAGCAAAAGGCAAAGGTCAAAAAGGTAGCTTCTGGCTTGCGTAAAGCATCACGTTCTCATGCAGGACAAGCTAAATCACTTACATCTATGTTAAAGAAAAAGGGAAAGAAATAATGCCAGACAGTAAATATTCACCAAAGCAAAAGAAACTAGCAAGAGTAGCATCACCGCGCAATAAAATAACTGGTGCTGATTTTAAGAAACTTAAAAAGAAAAAGAAATGAACCTAGATAAATTAAGAGAAGAGTTAGCTGAAGATGAGGGGTGTAAGTACGAGATATACCTTGACCATCTGGGCTTGCCTACGTTCGGGATTGGACATTTAATTACCAAAGATGACCCAGAATGTAGCATGGGAGTTGGCACAGTTATAGAACAAAGCCGTGTACAATCAGCATTTAATCTTGATATAACAGTTACTATAGAAGATTGTCATAGGTTATATAAAGATTTTAATGAGTTACCAGAAGAAGTTCAGTTGATAGTTGCAAACATGATGTTTAATCTAGGCTATCCAAGGCTATCTAAGTTCAAGGGTATGAAGGCAAATGTCGATGCAAAAGATTGGTCTGGTGCAGCAGATGAGATGGTTGATTCAAGATGGTACACACAAGTAACAAACAGAGCTAGACGTTTGGTAGATAGAATGAGACAGGTAGATGGTAGCGAAACGGTTTCAGAATCCTAGCGGTGGTTTAAACAGGGCTGGTAGAGCGCATTTCAAGCGCACTACTGGTGCTAATTTAAAACGTCCTGTAAAGTCTGGGGACAATCCAAGACGTGCTAGTTTTTTGTCAAGAATGGGTAATATGAAAGGGCCAGAACGTGACAGTAAGGGAAAGCCTACGAGATTACTACTTAGCCTTCGTGCGTGGGGTGCAAGTAGTAAAGCTGATGCTCGTAAAAAAGGGGCATCAATCAGCAAACGAAACAAAGCCAAGAAGTAAAGAGGTCGCGTACCTCAAAGGAAAGAAAGAAAAGGAGACTGATATGCCAATGGGTAAAGGTACATATGGTTCTATGAGAGGTAGACCAAAGAAGTCACAAGCTATGAAAAAGCAAGCTGCGACTGCTATGGCTATGAAGAAAGCTAAGAAGAAGCCTAAGAAGAAGATGTAACGGTGGAGTAAAACTTTTCTTTAAATTTTATATTGATACAGTTCTGACAAATAATTTTCTTTGTTCTTATGTATTCAATAAGTTTCTTTGGTTGCCACTTTATATAATTGTTTTGAGTTTTTCTATCTAAGTCTTCAAAGGATAAAGCGTAAGCATTATCTTTGTAGCTACAGACATGGCATCCTTGTGATTGTTTGTATTTGTTTAGCCAGTACCTTCTTCTATTATATTTTTTATAATATCTTTGCTCTCTTTCTTTTCTCTTACGATATTGAGCATCATATTTATCTTCTTTGTATCTTAGGTAATCTTGCCAAGCTCTATGGTCATCATTGATATCATTTTTAATTGTTATATTATTATTATTATTGTATGATATTTTCATATCCTTCATGGATTTCCTCCCTGTTAAACTGCCCCTGTCTAGTTCTCATCTACACAGGGGTTTTTTTATTTAAAATGGTGAGTTCATTTTTTTAATAGCTGGTTGGAATGGGTTACTCACACTACCATCATCAGTTACTTCAGAAATACGAAGGTTAAATTTCTTCTTACCTCTGGCAGTTTTGTATTCTGATGCGTATAATTGTAAAGAATATGTTTTACTTGCTTCAAGTGTTACTGTTTCTGCATCTATAGAATTTGTATTCTTATTCCAAGTACCAATTTGTGTAATGTTCTGACATAATAAATTCTCATTTTTTGTTTCTGTTGGTTCAAACAAAGTTACGTCCATTATTTTAGTATAAGTTGCCATTTTTTTCTCCTATTTTGATGTAATTTCTGTCCATTTATTTCTGAACAGTTTTTGTATTATCTTGTGGTCTATTGGATATCTTCGTTCTATTTCATTTAGAAATGCTTTGTTCTTGGTATGCCAAGCACTAGCATTCTCTATTGTTACAAAGTTATCAATGTGAAAGCTGACCTGATATACTTTTAATTCAAAGGTATCTAATTCTCTTGCTTGGTCTTCAGTTTTTGTATCCCTGATAATAGATGGGCCATCTTCTATAGGCTCTTCTACTTCAGGTTCAGGTTCTGGCTGATTTGTAAACCGATTAGGGTTTTGAAAACTATCAGCTTCTTCTTCTGAATACACAAACCCACTAGCACCTATGAGTTTAAGTATTACCCTGTCTTTGGCACGTTTCTCAGACATAGCAAATGGATAGCTATTCTTTGAATTATGTGGACTAGCTTCACCTATTGACCATGCAGATTTATCTCCATTAGTTCCTTGTACGAGCATAGCAACAATACCTTTTTCTGCTATTGTTTCTATAATAGTAGGCTTATCAAACATAATGCCTTGATGCTCAGCAATACGCTCTAACGCATCGTGATAAATAACAGGAGTGCCATGACAATCCCAAGTAGCCTCTTGTTCGCTCATGCCAACGGCCTGTATTAGGTCTTTAAGATGTTGTGGTATCTGTCTTTTTTTCATCGCCCTGCCTTATCAATCTGTTGTTTTCATTTAATAGAGTTACAAACGCTTGTAGGTTTTCTGTCATTGCATCTAATTCTTTTATTGTTTTAGATAATTTAATATTCATAACATCTATTTGTTGTTGTAGTTCATTTTGAAAGTCATTCATCTTTTGTAAATCTTCTTTCATTAGCTGTGCAAATTGTTGTTCTGTCATTCTATTCCCCATTGTAATTGTGCAATTTTATGTATGTCTGGGCCGTGATAGTTTTTTATTCTATCAAAGTCTGGTTGAACCATATCAAAGAGTGTGCGCCAGTTACCCCTTGCGTTTTTTAGTATGTTTTGTTGTACAAGCCATCTTTGTTTGACTAAGTTAAAGTGATAATCAAGACTATCTTTTTTAAGCAAGTCAGTTGTTTGTGCTGTGGCTATCTCAAATCCCTTTGATGTTACGAATAACAATGCAGGCTCTAGCCCTGTTGCTTTGTGATATACTGCCTGTTGAATTACCTGATTTATTGTAGGTTCGGTTCTAGGTGATGGTATTCGCCATGACCTAGTACCGTCCTTCTTCATTGGATTACGTGTGGGAAAGCTGCACTTTAAATCAAGCTCTAGTTTAGCTGATGCGTAATCAAGATACATCATACATGGTACATCAATACCATCTACATCCATCCATCTTTTATACTCGCCTTCTATTTCCTGATTGCCGAAATATTCTCTCATACCTTGTAATGCATGAGAAGCCATTTCGCTAAGATGGTTTTTGATTTCAGCGTGTTCTTCTGCATCCCTGCCATCATCAAAACCTCTTGGTTTATAAAGACTATACTGATGTGCAACTTCTCGCAGTGCTTGCTCAAAAGACTTTTGTTCTTGCGCTCCTCTTGCTTTGATATAGTTATCAAGACCTAAAGCTAAATCTACTATCTTCTGGACAGCCTTACCGCCTTCCATTTTAGCAGAACCTGGATATCCTATCTTTAAATGATGGTCTATGAATAGTTTTAAGAAGTAATCATCAAGAGGTTGTGTACCACCTGATGCACTTACGTGCATGGCTCGACTGCCATATTCTTTACGATAATCTGGTATCATTATTTACTCCAATAACCATAAACCATTTTGTGAGAACAATTCCAAATATCCCAAGGCACACCATCAATTACCGCTACATAGTGACCAGCTTGTTGTGCTATGAAACAGCCTTTAGGTAAATCTGCACACCTTGCTTTGCGACCTTGAAACTTTGGTGCTGATACCCAGTGCCAACCGAGTTTATTCAAAACTGATTGGTACACATTTTTTTCCACACCGTTTCTCGCTGATTTTGCAAATCCAAAATCTTTATTTGCCTGTGCTAAAAGTTTATAAGAATGAGCATAATCAATAAAAGATTTATTGTGATGAGCTGTTGCTATTGCCAAAGCTCTTGCACCGCAATCTCCTGTTTTACCTTTGTATCCACTTAACTCACGACCACCATCTGCATAAACAAAATAATTATAATTTTCTATGTTCATTGTTTTTTCCTTTCCAAAATAACATTGCTTATACACAAGTGTATCACACTATTGACATATTGTCAAGCATCTATTATTGTCTATTTATTAACAAAAGAAAAGGACAATGAAATGGAAAATAAAGACGCATATAAAATGGTAAGAACAACTGACCCTGATACATCTATAGATGCAGCTATATCAATAGACCCAACACGATTGGAGTCTTTGGTGTTAGATGCTGTTAGACATTTTGGTGAATCAGGTGCAACTATGGATGAAGTTGATAGAGCATTGCCTGACGTTAGGGCTGGTAGTATCTCACCAAGGTTTAAGCCATTAATGGAAAAGGGTTATGTTATTGGAGATGGTAGGACTCGAAAGGCTATCTATTCTAATAAGCAACAAAGAATCTTATGGGCAGTTGAATTTTACAAGGAAGAAGAGCAATGACATTGGATGAACACATAAAAAATCGTGGTATCTCTCGCAGATATTTTGCAAAGATAGCCAAGCTAGATCCAAGTGCAATAACATTATTGATACAAGGTAAACGCAAACCATCACAGAAAACACTCACTAAAATATTTATAGCGAGTAAGGGTGAGGTTACTGCGGATGATTTCTATCATGCCTAACAGTCGCAACAAAGGGGCTAGTTTTGAAAGAGAGGTTGCAAACTATTTAAAACTGCACCTCTCTCTTCAGGATATCAAAAGAGACATCGAACAATACCGCACTGCTGATAGAGGTGACTTACTTGGAGTAGATGGATGGACTATCGAATGTAAGCGATATAAGCGTCCTCAGTCCAGTGTAGGCATTTATCGCAAGGAGTGGTGGGAACAAGTGGTAAAGGCTTCTGAGAAGGCTAATAACAAGCCTGTACTTATATTTAAGTTTGACCATCAACCTATCCGCTGCGCTCTCTATCTTAAACATATCAACAATAAATATAAGGGTAATGAAGTGGCGATTGTTACCCTTGAAGCTTGGGTAAAAATATTTTCATGTATAAAGTAAAAACAATTAAATCGTTTGAAACTTATGATTGGTTATTGAATAGGCATTATGCGAAAAGAATACCTAATATTACTAATGCTTTTGGGTTATATTACGAATCAATTTTAGTTGGTGTTTTAACTTATGGAATCCCCCCAAGTCCATCTCTTTGTCGTGGAGTTTGTGGGCATGAATTTGCAGCTGATGTGCTAGAGTTAAATCGTTTATGCTTACTAAATAATAAAAAAAATGAGGCATCTTTTTTTGTATCTAAAACATTAACGATGTTAAAAAAACCAAAAATCATAGTAAGTTATGCGGATACGTCTATGAATCATGTAGGTAAAGTATATCAATCTTGTAATTTTATTTATACAGGGTTGTCTGCAAAACGTACAGAATGGAGAATGATTGGCTCAAACAAACACTCAAAAAGCATTTGTGAACAAGTACCTCTCTCTCAAAGATTGCAAGAAAATAGTAAATATGAAACTGTAGATAGACCTCAAAAGCACAGATATATTTATTTTATAGGCTCAAAAAAAGAAAAGAAAATATATAAAAAACATTTAAATTATAGTAAATTATCTTACCCAAAAGGAACATCACAAAAATATAAAACAGAATCTGAACCTAAAAGTCAGATGATTTTATTCTAACTATTGCGTGTCAATATAAAATATGATATTGAATAATTTCATTGTCCACGCGAGTGCATACATTGCATCACGCGTGCCTTTCTCTAAATAAGTGTTCTACTGCCCCTCAAAGGGCAAGTAGGACGCTTATTTAAGAGCATATATAACAATAAGAACGCGAAACACATATAT